CGTAATAGGCGTTTGCCACTGGCTCTTCCCAAATCTTTAATGTGGCTAGTCGCTCGGTGCTTTGGATCAACATGGTATCTTGGAAGTTGGCACCCATGCTAAAGCGGTAAGAAATGAACGCTTCGCGCTTGGCTTGCTTCATTGCGTCGGTACACCGGGCGGTAGAGAAGAAGGATGTTCCCGTCATCACAAAAGCGTAGTCCTCTGTGGGTGGGAATTCCTGATACATCAGGCCATCGTCCTTCAAACCTTCATGCAGCTTCCAGCGCCACCACGCAATCTGCCGAGAATTGATCTCGTAGTTGTACATTTTGCGGATGTCCTTCGTCCACTCCTTCTCTTCGGGTGACAGCTTGCCATCCCAATAGGTCTTGTACACATCCGACTTGGGATCAGCGGTATAGAGTTGGTTACGCCACCAGCCGCAGAAAATAGCTTTCTGTGTTCGCGCTCGTTTGGCAGTAGTCCACATGTCGTGAAACATGTTGAAGCCTCGCGCCGTACTCTCGAACATGTAGTAACGCAGCGGGTTTGTTTCCGCTAAGGACGCCAGCAAAGATGCCAAGCCTTCCTCGTCGCCCCATGAAGACGTTTCCGTGCCATGCAAGAAGGTAATACCCTTGCCTCGGCCCAACCCACCTTTAGCGCGAGTACCCGCGACTTGATAAAACATGCGACTTCGGTTTTGCAGCACCAACTGATTGCGGTTATGGCTCATCAGTGGAATCTTGTACTGCTTGGGCAGGCCATCCATGTACATAGCCAGCGTACTTCTAAACTGTTCCCGGTTCTCTTCCGTGTCAGTTGTCAGGGTGCCTTGCATTCCGGGATGGATGAAGTGCCAGTAAAGATCAAGCGCCAGAGAAATGGTAGTAATCCCAAGCTGACGCCCTTTCAACACCACAAAGAAATGGATGTCATCTTGCAAACCTCTTGCTACTTCATCCATGACATAGGTCTGGCTACCTAGAAGGCGATCCCCCAAGGTAATCATTCCTTGTTCTTTGGATTCAATCCTTAACTGGCTACAGAAGCGATAGAAGTTCTTGCGATCAAATTGCATGAATGGTGTATCCGTAGTGTTTGGCAAATAATTCGTACACTACACCTTCGCCGTACATTTCTTTCATCTGTTCTTGCGAGAGTTTCCACAGCATCTCGCCATTGGACAACAACTGTCTAAAGCGGCAGTGATGCCCAAATATTTTGTCTAAACGCATGCCATCATGCGGTGGGCCAATATGTTCAAATGAGAAATACTTTGCCACCTCATCCGGTGCAAACCTAATGCCACACCGTTCCAAGTCTTTCCTCAAGATACAGGTCAACTGGATGTCTTCATTCATCATCGTCGGGTCTGGCATCTGACGCCGCATCACGCCGTACTTGCTAGGAGCATGCAAGAACTTCTTACTACGCAAGGAAAAGCCACCGTTTTGCACTACGGTTGCTTCTCCCTTCCCCCACCACTGATAAAAATTATGAAACACGCCATTGGGCAACAGCGCGGCGTGGGTTAGGCCACCCACATAGTCATACTGCAACCACTCATCATTCCAATTGTTTGCATCTAACGCCCACCCATCGTGCTGCACAATCAGGGCGTACTCTGTATCAATGTAGTTATGCAGCGCGTGTATCACAAACTCGCTGTAACCAAAGTAATCCAACCCTGCTGGCAGTATCTTCTGCGGAACGGACGTCACATCAAGCTCAACATTCGTAATCAGCAACGGTTGCGATCCCGGCAATGCGGCTACCGTTTTCTTAATCGCAGGTACGGCAGTCGCACCCCTGCCATCCCCATAGATTGCCACTACCGTGATGTCTTTGTATTTATCGTTTTTCACGACGCCTCTCTGTCTCAAAGCCTTCCAAGTTCCAATTAGCAATCCTGTACCGCGCCTCATAGTCCTTGGCGCAGGCCAGCAACTCTCTCACCACCTCTGGCCTAAACACTTGTTTCCAAGTCGCCAATAGCTCTCGCTTGGCCTGTGGCGTTGATGCTGCTATCGCCTTCCTCATCTCATCTCGCAAGACTCGGCGCGATAACAGCAACTCTTCCTGATACTTGTCTTCAGGATTCATCATCTGACGCTTGCGCCAAAGCCTTGATCTCTTTGATGGGAATACCAAAAGCATCATGCACCGCCAAAATAAAACTCGCCCCGACCCCAATCTTACCGGCCCTTATCTTTGATAACGTCGGCCTCTTAATCCCAATCGCATTAGCCAACGACGAATCATTCTTATACCGATACGTTGTCAACAAGTAATCCAACAGCTTGTGCGGTTGCCTCACATGCTCCTTCTCCATAACCACCCCCCTATTCAATTCTCCACACTCGAATACCATCACCTTCCCGCCGACACACAAACTTCCTGCCCATGCGCTTACCCCGAATACGGTTGTAATTACATAAGACATTCATGTTCCCACCCGGCACATGGAAACTCTCTCCTACCTGCAACTCCTCATACGGATAGTTGTGCCGCACCTTACCATCAGGCACCGGTACACTCGCAGTAATCTCGTACATTCATACCTCCGTTAATACAGTACACACACTGTATCACAGAAAACGCAAATTTCCTTGGGGCGGCAGTTTAGGAAAACACATTTTTCCTTGGGGCGGGAAGCGAAATAGGGCGCGCAATCCCGAGGGGTACTTGCCCATTCGATAACCATATCAAATAGACAATCCCATGCCCTAATGACAACCCATTGCCAATTGCACAAGCATGCCGATTAAACAACCTTGCCAGGATTGCATGGTCAATTGCCCATTTGACATGGGCCCATGTTATCCACTTGGCATTGATTAACCATTTGCCATGTATCAACTAAGCATAGTTGCCCCTTAAACAATGCCCCTATGCCGTATTGATAAATTCACAACAGCGCGGGGATTGACAATATACCAACATTCACCCATGCAAGCCTTATATATGGAATACCCATATATCTACAAGTAAACAATAACGTATATATCTATATATATATAGGTTTCTGCCCCTTAACTTGTGAATCTATGCTATTGTGTAGTCGTACACATTAGTGTACTTTCCTATTTGATAAGGGGTTAATCATGATTACTCGCAGAGAATACAAAGAAGCAAGGCGCTTTATTCGTGATAACGGTTATTCAGTGCTGCACTGGCTTTCACCGCGACAAGTGATTGTTTTCGCTCATTTGCAAATTATTGAAAACACTGAAGACAATCTCGCAGAACGGGCAAGGGTTGTCGCATGGTGCAAGCGTGAAAACATTTCCTACAATTTTCACCACTTGGCAAAGTTTTAATTCAAAGGGGCTACAAATGAAACACTCCACTATCGCAATGCTCGTTTTTCTGGCCTTTACGCTTTGGTCATTGGTTTTCACTGTACACGGTGAATTCTTGTATTCATTCGCTGCACTGGCTATTGCCTTTATTAGCTGGCTAGTTGGTATCACGCTGGAGCGTGAATCTAAGTAATTGCAAACAATCAATCAAGGGGCTAAACATGAAAACCGATATTGCGCAGATCATTACCGATAGAATCATTTCCGAATTGGAAAAAGGGGCGACACCTTGGGTGAAGCCTTGGAAAACGCTTAAAGGCATGCCGGGTGAAGGCATGCCATATAACCCGGCTTCTGGCACTGTGTATCGCGGTATCAATCATTTTTGGTTAGGCATGCAACCATTTGCTATGCCTTACTTTGTAACTTTCAAGCAAGCACAGCAATTAGGCGGATCAGTTAAAGCGGAGCAAAAGGGTATTCCAGTGGTCTATTGGAATGTTCACAGAAAAGAAACCATTGGCGACAAAGGCGAGACTGTCACAAGCGCTTACGCTTTTATTAAGCATTACTATGTTTTCAATATTGAACAATGTGAAGGTTTAACCTTGCCAGCAATGCCGGAAATGCCAGCAGTAGATTGGAATTCATGCGAACAAGCGGATCAGATTGTTTCCCGACTGAATCTTGCAGGCGGCTTAACACATGCTGGAGACAGCGCCTATTTCCGGCCTAGTACTGATGCCATTGTCATGCCACCAATGGCGGCTTTTGATTCACGCGAGAATTACTATGCAACCCTTTTGCATGAATCGGTGCATGCTTCAGGCCATGAATCAAGGCTAAAGCGAATTACTCCGGCACGTTTCGGTAGTGAAAACTACGCTTTCGAAGAATTAGTTGCCGAATTAGGCGCTGCAATGCTTTGCGCAAAATGCGGTATTGACGGCGATTTACGCCATGCTGGATATATTGAGAACTGGCTTCAGGCATTGCGCAATGATAAGAAATTCATTCTCTCTGCCAGTGCCAAAGCACAGCAGGCAATGGATTACTTGACAGCAACAAGCGCCGATGAGCATGGCGAGATTACCGAAGCAATAGCGGCATAAAGTTTGACTATAAGCGCCTGAATGGGCGCTTATGGGCGCGCTTTGCGCCATTTCCTAACCACTAAGGGGGCGACAATGGATCACAGAGCAATTCTAGCGGCTTACATGGCCCGATTAACCGATGCCGATATTCAAGCAATTCAAAAGGCAAGCAATGCTTGGACAATGGCGGCTTTGAACTATGGCAATTTAGCGCAAGACAAAGCAAGGGCCGCATTTTATGCAATGGTATGCAATGCAGTGGAAAACTTGGCTGACTATGACAAGCGCCAAATTGAGCAAATTGTAAACAGTTCAGTCTAAGGGGCATCCAATGAAAAAACTAGGCGAAAGATTCGACGAAAAAATGGAACAAGGCGGTATTTTCTTTTATGCAATGGCGCTCGTTATTTGCTTTGTGCTGTACCTTGTTCTCACTTTAGCAATGTTAATTTTCTGATAAGGGGCTATCATGAAAAACGGAACAAACGCACATTCAAAACCGCAGTTTGAGGGTGATATTGTAAAATTTATATCTCCGCATCATCCATCGGTTATTCTTTACGATATTTGTAAACGAAATGAAAAATATGGCAATTTAGAATGGCATGCGTTGAACAATCCAACGAAAGAAGAAATGAGAAATGCTTTTTGGATTTAGTGAATCTTCAGTGGTTCAAAATTTAAGCCCCTTTTAGGGGCTTTTTCTTTTGTACCCTCATCCTACTATTCCCAAAACTTTTAAAGCCCTTAGAAGCCCTAAAAAGCCCCTCATAATCGATCCTTGACCGCTACCAGAATCTCGCCTGCAAAAAATCCCGTATGCAAAATCAGTTTGTAGTCAGGTTGGCAAGTATTGGTGGTCTATTCTCTTGACATTTGAATCCGGCAAAAAAAACAGAAATCACCCGTGCGCATTTCGCATCGTGCGTCCGAACTTTCCTATAGCTATACGTTTTCTATAGACTGAGAAACCGTATAGTTGTAGTAAACGCCTTTTCCTATATTTTTGAGAGATAGATTTTTTTTAATATACGTTTACCCCATCTGTCCTATAGCTATAGTACCCGTATAGATATAGCCCAACGTATAGCTGTAGTAACCGTATAGCTGTAGTAAACGTATAGATATATTTATATAGGTGTAGCTACCGAAAAAAGAGAAACACATAACTTATCCACAGACTTATCCACAAGGAAGAACTCGGTTTCTGGTTCAAACTCTATCTCTCAAAATAGTTGTTGACAGCGTTTACTGTGTGTATTAGTGTGCGCTTGTGCTGATGCACAACATCCATTTCCTAACCATCAGGGGGTACTATGAACACACTTCAGGATCAGTTCGATCCTCGTTTCGACACAGACCTTATAGACCGTATCAGGAAGCAGGAAGCCAATGCGCAAGCTGCTTTGGAACGTGCTAAAGAATCTGTACGCCAGCTTTCCGCTTCTGTCTTGCGGCTACGCGAAAGACGTTTCCAACTGGTAGAACTCGACGCTTAATCAATCTAGGGGCTGATCCATGACTTATCTAAAAGACATCAAACTGTGTGTTGATTGTGTCTTCTTTGGCACACCACAAAATGAACGTGATCGTTGTCTGAATCCTACAGTTACCAGCATTGACCTAGTTCACGGCACAGAAGTCTATCCGCTTGCCTTTGTGCAGCGTACTAGCCACAGCGACAAAGACTGCGGCGACAAAGGCAGGCATTGGGTTCTAAACGAAGACACACAGATTGCGCGTGAAAAGCGTAGGCAAGAGTTTGAAGAGGCTATGCGTGATTGCCCCTTCTGAACGCGCCTTAATGGCTGAGATGGGGCGCAAATTGTTGCAGCTAATCAATGAGTGGTGGGCTAAGTCTGCAATTACCTTTGCCATTGCCGCCTTTGCCTACTACGCTGGTGTTGTCCAAACTGAAAGCAGAATAGCCGCTGATTGCCGCTTTGCTTCAGCCTTCAGGGTGGACATACAAGCCTTTACTTGCCAGAGGAAACTATGACTAGAGATGACATTGTGAGATGGGCGCAGGAAGCCGCCATCATGCCGCCTGATTGGGGCGCTACTGAGAACCAATGGCGTAGCCTCGAAGCCTTTGCCAAGCTGGTAGCAGAGTATGAACGCGAGGAATGCGCAAAAGCAGCAGAAGAATGGCTGCATGGCGAATGGCACAATCAAGGCGTAGTAGCAGCATTGATGATCCGCGAGAGAGGTGCGCCATGATTGAACGGCTGTTATGCGCTTTATTTAATCATCGGTATGTAGTGCTAATGACATTTAGCCCTACGTCACGCAAGGTAGGTTGTACTCGCTGCGATAAAGAATGGGGGATGAACGATTCTGAACGCGCATTTATTCCGTGGGATAAAGAATTAGAGGAGATGTACAAGCTCATTGGGCAATGGCCCCCAACAAAGGAGAAGAATCATGGCTAAATTACCTTACACAATTACCATCTGCCCAGACGAGCCGAACCCTAAACAGTTCACGGCATTGACCCCCGCTATTGTTCGAGCCTTACGTTACACAAATGACTTAACGATAGACCAAAGACAGCACGTTTACCCGTCAGCGCCACAAGCAATAACCCAGATCAACACGCATAAGGAGAAGAACACATGACTGCGATTGGATTCTTGTTACTCATGCACGGCCTTGTGCTGGCAGGTATTGCCAAGGTATTTTCTAATAGATCGTTGTCAGGTATTAGCGGCATCATGACTATTGTTGGTGCGCCATTGTTTATTATCGGCGTTGCCCGTTACTTGTGGTTTGCTATGCCATGACTTCAAGTCTGCTAATCTTTATGGGCCTTGCCCTTATTGGTGCAGGTTGTTTGATTGCCGTGTGTGGCCTCGTCACGGTAGTCTTGATGTT